GCTCGACAAGGCTGGTCTATTGTGCCATCATTCCTTAGCATATGTAAAACTTTATGTCCTTCAGAAGTAGTCGTACCATCGGTTACAGTAGTTTCTTCTGCTACTCGTTCTAACACAGAGCGAGGCATAGCGTTAATAACTTCATTAGCTCCTTCTGTTATAAAAGAGTCTAAAGCAGCTTCATCACTAAATGCACCTACTAGGTCTACTACTTGTGCGCTAAACGTTGCCACGTATCTCGCCTCCTTTTGATTCTATGTCCTCACCCATAGTTGTTACCTGAAAATCAATCTGGTCTTTCCTTATAGCTGTAGCAAACCCCGCTTCTCTTATTATGATAGCAGGGCTAAACAAAGGCTTATTGGCTCTCTTACCGCAACCGCGACAATAGAACCAACCCTCTGAATTATCTTTTTTGCAATGCTGACAGGACATTAAGCCCCACCAACCACCATCGTAAGTATTCTGTCACCATTTAATTGAGTGTGGGTAATAGATAAAACTTTATTATTTGTTGAGTCTAATGTGTCAACAAAGTCTTTTATATCTCTTGCCATTGTTCCAGCAGCACCTGTTTCAATTCCGGGATTACCGGGGTGAATAAATACTTTTACTTTTACATTTGAGTATACAGCCATAATTTCTCCAATTTTTAAATTATTAGGATATTCGGGGGTTGCCTTTTATTGACAGCCCCCACAGAATCCAAATCTGTTTACCCTTATTTATTTGGGTTATGAAGTAGTAACAGCGTCATCAATACTAGATAAACACTCTGCAACCCACTCATCGCCAGCAGCCATTATATTAATATAATCGCCTTTTTGTGCACTTGTTCCAATAACAATATTAGAAACTTGAGTACCTGCGGTTGAATTGGAAGCATTGCCTCCGGGGTCTTTCATTACCAAACTAACGATAGCGCTACCAGCTGCTATTGTAATAGCACCCGTTGGCGTTTCTTCACTAACTACGAATTTCCAATATACTCCATCTTCCAAAGCTGTTGGAAGAGTAACGGAATAAGCTCCGCCAGCGGAATCAAGCATAAATACTTTTCCACTTTCATCGTTTGTTAATGTTCTAGCTACGGTAACATTTTCTACTTTTTTCTTAACTCCAGCGGTTACACCGCTATTCTGTTCTAAGAAAGCACTTCTCATTATTCATACCTCCTATTAATTAGACTCAAAGTTAAATAGAGCATGAGCTTCAGGAAGAGAAACTTCAAGACCTGCTTCAGTTAGAACCATGTCTTTACGTAAATCTTCATCTGCTGACTGTACATTCGTTTGAATGTGTGTGTCTCTATTTACCCCATTGCCAACTAGAGGACGATAAGCTACATTATCAAGGTCAACTAAACACATATATGGCGCTGCATGGCCTCTAAATAGAGGTTCTTTTACGAGCGTCAAATCACCATGGATAGTTTCAACCTTCATTACTTTATGACCATAAGAACCACTCGCTTGCGACATCATTGGATTCGCAGCAGAATAAGCACTTGATAGAAAAGTATTAGAGCTTGCCATCTTGTTAAAGAATGAAATAACAGGAAGTGAACAAAGCGCAAGCTTTGATGAACTACCACCACGAGCCGGGTCAAAAATCACTTCAAGGTCTTTTAAGATAACATCGTAAGTTGTTTCAGCATCTGTACGAGTTGTAAAATAACCTTTGTCTTCAGTATATGATACTTGAGTTGATGCTCCAGTAATCTGAGACTGTGAGTTTTTAATAATGTGACCAACGATACCATCAGTATAGTTGATTCCATTTTGACTTGCGGAGTTTCCAAAAAGCATAGCTCTTTCAATGTCCACTTTATGTTCACGAAGTTTTAGATTCCATATTCTGTCCCACTCACTAGCATAGCCACGGTAAACCGTTGCTCTTGCAGTATTAGTAAGTTCACAGGCTGTCTTAAATATTTGACAATACCCATTACCATTTTCTAATTCACGAGACCAAGAATCAGGAGAACCTGAACCTTCTTCGAATGCACTTCCAATAACTGTACACTTTTGACCATCAACAACACCAGTTGTACTACCAGTTGCTGCGGAAATTGTACGACCAGTAAAGGTAGTTTCAGTGCTACCAGCGACAGGAGCAGACTCAACACGGACAATAGCTGTCTCGGGTTCGTTTGTGCTCGCATTTGTTTCGCCAATTGCAAATACCATACCTTTAATAATCCAATCAGGAGCTGCACCTGCACCGTCATCAACGGTGTAAGTAAGTGTGCTACCTGCGGCTGGAACAGTATGAGATGCATCTAGTGCAAATGTTCTATCCGCCATTTGGATTTTATTACGGTCTTTTAACCATCGGAACTGCGGGTCGTCCGTTGGAACTTTAGCAACTTTGGATAAGTAAACGAAAAATGGAGACTCATCAGGGGCTAAATCAGCGATTCTATCACTGAAATTATACAGCCGCCTTGATGGTATCACACTATCAATTACTGCACCGGGGTCACCAAACTTTAACGGGCCGGGATTATTATAACTTGGCATTATATATATCCTTCCTCAGTTTATTGTTTAAAGTACGCTATTACGGCTACCAGCATTTACAATACCATCCCACATCTTGTTTTCTTCAGACTTAGGTGAGCTTGGTGCTCCACCTTGAAGAACTCCAGCTGTGCGAGGTTGCTGTTGAGCTGCTTGTACTGCTTGTGCCGTTTCAGGGACGTTACTTTTTTTATTAACGTCTCTATATAGCTTTACCAGATTCGATAAACCAACTTGCTCTTTGGGTTGCGAAACAAACCCCATAAACTCTTGAACATCATTGTCCGAAAACTTATAAGTGTTACGTAACTCATTCACAGTATTGTTGTATGTTATCTCTTCTGTCATCTGTCGTTTTTGCTCACTCAATGCATTATTCACTACATTATTCATCATGCCTACCTCTTGGTTGACACGAAACTTAAATGATGGTGACTCTGAATTATAGTAAGCATCCCAAGGGTTAAAGTCCTCAGCGGATAATCCCTTCTGAGGTTCTTGCTGTGCTTGCTGTTGTTGTGGTTGTCCATTTATGTTCTTCTGTAATACGTCAACAAGGTCAGGTCGTGATTCTAACAAATCCCCCAATGGCTCAAGCCTTTTAAGCTTATCATTCTCCGCTTGGGTTCTGTCATACATTGACTGGAATTTACGGGCTTCAACTTCCCACTCATTCTCAGGAATTATTTCCTGTTGTACTTCAACTTCTGGAGCTGAAAAGTCTACTTGCTCATTCTGAGCAGCAGGCTCTGTGTACTGTTCTTCTGCTTCCGCTCTTACTTCACTAACGATATCTGGGCCATTATCAACCAAGCCATCAGCTACGGGTTGGGCCTCTGTCTGTGCATTGTCCATATTGTCTCCTTAAGATGTCCCGAAGGTTTCTGGAGCCGAACTAGCATCTGCTCTAACATTTGCTAATTTCTCCGCCTCGAGCTTCACCTTTGTTTGTAGGTTATTTAACTGAACTCTTCTGTCAGCTTTGGCGTCTGATGCAACATCCGCTAATCGAGATTTAAATTTCTCAACCTCGACACGCTTTCTGTCGCTAACAGACTCCCTTTGGGCAGTCTGGAGGTCTCCCTCCAAATTCTTTATTTGCTCACCCATCGCCTGAACTTGTTGCATGAGTTGATTCTTCTCATCAGTCCGACGAAGGATAGCTTCTTTATCAAATATTTCTGGATTCTTCTTTAACACTTCTACCTTATCTACGATACCCATTTGATAGGCTTCCATATACACACCTAGCTCTGCCCACTTATTGGTTGGCAAAGTAGAGCCCGGTTCAATACGTATATCGTGTTGTCCTAAATTATGTCTTTCTTTTTTAATGTCTAAGATAGCGCCTACTTTATCATCATATGTATTTACTGTAGCTTCAGTTATATCGTTGTTTGCGCTATTTAAACGGAAAATCTTTTTGTAAGTATAGTGACCTTTAGATAGGTTATATAAGACTTGACCTAAACGATTGATACTAAACTCAATATCTCTTAGTTTTGATTTAGGTCTATCGGTTCCTAGTGCTATCATCCGCTCTGTACCTTTTACAGTATCCGGTGCTTTCTCTGCGAAACCATGCATCATTTCAGGTAAACCAAATGTAAAATCAATATAGAACTCACATTGTTGGATTAGTTTATAAAATTCACCTGCTAATGGTTGGGGTGCAGGAAAGTGGGGTTCACCTTGAGTGCTGTCTACTTCTATGACTGCATTCGGGTTAGCCCAATCTCTTTCTAATTGACCTAGGTCTTCTACACTACCTAGTGGTACTAATAGTTTTAATCCACCAGAAGCTTGAGCATGGGATAAAGCAAGTGACCATAGCTTATTAAGTAATCGTTGCATTGGGCGAGCACGAGATACATCTGACTTAGGATAAGGGGTTTCTGTAAATACATTGGGTATGGGTACTATTGGATAATGGTCTGTGTTTAAAATAGTTTCATATAATACAACCTGACCAATAGAAGCACATACTTTAACTCGTGTTTGTTTAACCGGTATAATTTGATATTGACTTGCTTCTATCTGCTCTCGATTGTTCTCGATAAATTCTTCATACTCCTGCTCACTAAAGATAGCTTCCTCACCTGACTGCATATCAATAACACGGTAAAAACTA